AATATCAGAAACTCCAGTATTTTATTGTGAATGACAAACTCAAGAAACTTTACTTTATGTTTTACGATCCGAGGCTACCTAAAATTGACTTGTTTTGGATTGAGGTTAAGCGTGAAGATGTAAAAGAAGATATTGAGGAGTATCTAGCTTTGGAGAGAGAAACCTTGAAGGAGTTGGATGAGCTTGAAAGTTTATTGACTTTCTAGCTAGACTGATTTGTTAAAATGTTAGTATGAAAAAATGTTTTAAATGTAAAAGAATACTACCTTTCAGTGCATACTACCGACATCCTCAAATGACAGACGGTCATCTCGGAAAATGTAAAGTATGCACAAAAAAGGATAGCAGTAGTGAGAATGGTATCCACTCAAAAATATGCCCTATTTGTAATATACAGTTTAAACTAACTGGTGGAGAGATTAAAAGAAATAGGAAATTTTGTTCTTGGAAATGCTTAAATCTATTTTGGAAAAGTGGAAATAGAAAGACACACTCAATGCCAAAAGAAGATAATGCAATAAATTGGAAAGGTAATAGTGTTGGATATTGGGGGCTTCATAAGTGGGTGCAAAGAGTCTTGGGCTTGCCAGACAAGTGCGAACATTGTGATAAGGTTGGTTTGGAAAAAAGACAGATTCACTGGGCTAACAAAAGCGGAAAATATAAGAGAGAAAAAAAAGATTGGATTAGGTTGTGTGCTAAATGTCACAAAAAATATGATAGAAGAAATGTTTAAACTTCCTATTAAGCCCCTTTCGCTCAATTCTGCGTATAGGGGCAGGAGATTTGCCACAGTAGAACTTTTGTCATATAAGCAAGCAATCGGTCTTCTAGCCCCAAAATTACCCCAAATTCAGTCCTCCACAGCCAGGTTAGAAGTCCACTATCGGTTCGGAATGTCATCAAAAGCCTCGGACGTAGATAATTGTGTAAAATGTTTACAAGATGCTCTAGCTGATAAATATGGCTTTAATGACCGGGAAATTTATAAAATGGTGGTAGAAAAAGTGGACTGTAAAAAAGGTGAGGAGTTTATAGAATTTAACATTAAAAAATTATGAGAAAAATTCCGCTAAAATTAAAACAAGAAATGGGAGAAGACCCATTTTATAAACAATGCTGTATCACTGGCCAGCGTGATGAAAAGATTGAGTTTCATCATAATTTTATTTGGGCTGGAAAGCAGTTAAATGAGAAGTGGTGTATCTTACCTCTTTCAAAATCAATTCACGACCAGATCAATACTTTCAAAGACCAGTGTGATTGCGTAATGTTGAACCGAGCCTCTGATGAAACTTTGAAAAAATACTCAAAGGCCGTGGATCTTATTAGAAAACGTAACTATCTAAACAAAAAATATGGATTATAAAAGAAATTGCGACTGTTGTGGTCATCAGACTACCGCCTTCAGCCACAACTTAAATGCGCAACTAATTCAGGCCCTAGATCAATTAAATGATTATTACTTCAAAAATCACCGGGGCTGTAACCTTCAAAAAAATCTGAATCTTACTAAGAACCAGTATAATAATTTTCAAAAACTTCAGTATTTTAATCTTGTCACTAGAGTAGAAGACGGCTGGATCCCGACAATAGTGGGAACAAAGTTTTTGCAAGGTGATATTACAGTTGAAAATCCAGTTGCAACCTTTGGGAAAGAAATACTTAATCGTTACCACGAAGCGTGGAGGACATCAGAACGAGTGCCTACGCTAATACACATCTCACAAATTAGAAATTATAACTGGAAAGGCCGAAAAGAATATCAGGGCGAAAAGTCACAAACATTATTCAAATGAACGATCAACAAAATATATTTCAGTTTCGGGCAATTGATGGAAAGTTAAATCTTGGTTCTGAATATAACCGTGGCCGACTTCAAATGCGTCTAAAACAAGGTGGCCGAGGGCATATATACTTTGACTTACCAGAGAGTAACCAGCAAAGAAGATTTTATGAAGGTGCAATATTACCACTTTATACTTTTTTTCAAGAGGGTATGGATTATAGAAACTGGGAGGATGTAAAGAGAGTTAGAGAATGGTTGGCCCAGGAGTTTAATGGCCAGATGGTTTATGTAAAGGGGAAACCTAGAATTATCGGCCAAAGCACGAAGGGGAATAAGGCATTAAATACTATGTGTGAAAAGATTATAGATGATTTGGTAGAAAATTATGGGATAGATCAGGAGGCTGTTTTGAACCCAGTTGCTTATCAAAAATGGAGAGATGAAGTGTTTCCTTTTGGTGGACCGGATAATTATATTGATGTTCTTTTGGCCGAGAAGAAACTAAATAAAAAGTTATCCACAGGGGTAGTATTGCAGTAAAAAAATGAGGGCGTATAATAATAATATGATCGCGCAAATAATAAATAGATACCAAAAATTTTTTTGTAGATTAAGATGGACGAAGAATCGTTTTGGTGTCGTTTGCGCGATTTCAAACTATAAATTCTTCGTCCTTTTTAGCATATAAAAAACAAATGGCACAAACACAAAGAAGAATGATATACACAAAATTATGGACGTCAGAACAGTTTTCAAAACTTCCTGACCGAGGGAAACTTTTGTATATTGGAATGATAACTTTAGCGGATGATGACGGGCGTTTAATCGCAAATCCAGCTTATTTGAGAGGGCAAATATTTACTTATGATGATATATCGGTTTTAGACGTTTTAAATTTAAGGGATATTATAGAAAGAACGGGTTTAATTGCTGTTTATAAAATAAATGATTCTGAATATATTGAACACCCAAATTGGGAAGAATACCAGATAATTCGGTCAGATCTCTATATTCCTAGCCGTTTCCCAGCACGTAACGGAACCGTAACGGAACCGTTACAGAAACGTGATACAAGTAAAGATAAGATAAGTAAAGATAAGATAAGAGAAGATATACTTTTTAATGAATTTTGGTCACTTTATCCTAAAAAGACTGGTAAGAAGAAAACGGAAGAACTTTGGAAGAAACTAGATATGGAAAGCCAGAGTAAAATTCTTGAAGATATACCCAAACGGATGAATGATGAAAAATGGAAAGGGGGATTTATTAAAGACCCAGAAAGATATATAAAACACGAACAGTGGAACGATGAAATTAAAGAATCAAAGGTCGGAGCAAAGGTCGGGTATATAGATTTAAACAAAAAATAAAACAATGGCAGAAATAAAAGTTAAGGGGGTTGGTTTAATTGAAGTTGATAATGATAAAGCGAAAGAACTTGAGAAACTTAAAAGACAGCAAGGTGAGGGAACACTTAGCCCTAGCACTTGGATAAAAGCGGGTAAATGGTCGGGGATTATTGGTGATATTATTGGAGTAGTGGTTACACCAGAAACAGATTACAATGACGATAAATTTACTAAAGATGGAAAGGAATTTATAATGAGTCGTCAAGCAATTTTAGGTATGCCTCCAACCGAAAGGGCAAAAAGATTAGGTATGTTTAAGGTTATTTATTCTTGCGCCACTGAAAATTTTGGTCCAGTTCCGAAAGAAATATTAGATCAGGCTTATGAGATTCAAAAAATGTTTTTTGAGGATAACCCAAATAGATGTGCTTGCGAACCATTTTTATTTAAAGATATTATTCCGAATCAGCAAAGTTCTATACCGAAAGTGTTAATGGGTGGATTCCGGGTCGCAGAAAGATACGTTAATGAAGATAAGCGTTGCTCAAGATTAGGTTACTAATAATAATATTTATGTCAAAATTAAAAGAGTTTAAATGCGAAAGGTGTGGTGATCTATTTGATCAGACTTGGTGTCTTGATGACCAAATGGAACGAGATATGTGCCAGATATGCACCGAACACACCGAGGCGGAAGAAGCTATGAAGGAACACATAAAAGATTAGTTCTTTAACATAGTGTCCCGTTGATTATTACAGGGACATTATAGAGGGTGGCTGTAACCTGCGGAGAATCTAACCTCGCTAGTTAGAGGAATGAAACAAAAGGCTTACCATTTGCGATGGAGTCTTGACCTCAAAAATCAGTTTCGCCGCAGATTTTAGCCACTCTCACAGCCCAGCACGGCTTAAAAAGGCAATATAATAAAACAAATGACAAAACAACAAGAATATAAAAAAGATTATGCTTGGGCAATGGCTCATCCTGTTGAGGGTAGAGGTATAACTTGCCCTAGACACTTACCGAGAGATGTTTATTATCATCCAGTTTTAGGTTGTCCTGAATGTGGTAAATATGCGGATATAGAATGCCCAGCACGGCGTAAAAAGGCAATTTAATAATTAAGTAAAAACAATATGTCAAACAATAATAGTAAAAACTTAGAAAACTGCAACTCCTGCAACTACTGCTACTCCTGCTACTCCTGCTACTCCTGCAACTCCTGCAACTACTGCTACTCCTGCTACTCCTGCAACTACTGCTACTCCTGCAACTACTGCTACTCCTGCTACTCCTGCGACTCTTGCAACTCCTGCTACTCCTGCTACTTCTGCTATGGTCTTCGTATGTCAGAAAAAACGATATTCTGTTTAGGTGAAGGAAAATTTGAGTCAAAAGGTGCTGGTTATCAAAAGAATCTACAAATCTTTAATCAATCAGTTACCAAAGAAGTCTATAACAAAACCAAATCAGCTCTAGATGTTAAAAATTTTAAACTTCCTATTGCCAAATGGATTAAGAAAGAAGATATGACTGATGATGAAAAAGAAAACTGGAAGTCATATAAAGAAATTGGTGGTTATCTAAAGACTCTAAATTATCAAGATGCTTGGAAAGAAATGTGGGGAACATTAAAACAAGAAGATAAGATATTCTTTACTACACTTCCTAACTACAATCCAGAAATCTTTGAGAAAATCACGGGTATTAAAATTGATTTAACTCTTAGTTTAAAAGGTAAAGAGGTTGAAATAAAACTAGATGGAGTAAGTTATAAGGCAATTATTCAATAGTCTAACTCACCCTCACTCGTTGAGGAGAAATAAAATGGAGAAACACATACACATATTTAAACAAATTGGTTCAGGTTGTATGATGATAGAAACAGATACTTTACCTTGTGATTGCGAATATAAATGTAATTGTGGTGTTTATTTTAAAGTTTTGACAGATAGAATTGGTCATAGATTTTTACCAGAAGAGTTTATGTCGGAAAAACTAGGTGAAATTAAACAAGCAGAAATAGACACTATAGCTGATGTAGACTTAAAATTAACCCCCACCCCCATCGGAGAAGTGGAGGGAGGAAAATAAGATGAAGAAAATAGAAAAAGCAGAACACTACGAACCCCCACAAGAGATTGTAAAAGTCGCTCTTGAAAGGACAGAGGATATAGTTAGAGAATGGAGACTTGGTATTTGGGATAATCCATTTGCCCTAAAACAATTAGCTGTTAGTTTATATTTGCAAGGTATAGAAGACGCTTCAAAAGTTATATGAAAAAAATTAAGAATTGGCTTATAAGAAAACTTGGTGGAGTAGTATTAAAAGAATTACCGTTATATCACCAGATGATGATTCAAAGATTCTTTAAAGGGATAGTAGACGATAACCGTAGTCATAGGTGCCAAATAGGAACTTTTATTAGAGATAACGAGATAAAGAACAATGAAACATCTAGCAATGGACTGGGAAAATAATATCGTAGAGATAAGCCAGATGGAATTTGATTACTGGCAAAAGAATATCATTCCATTCGGTTGGTTTATTTTAAGATAATATGAAAAAACTAGCATATTTACTACACCAAAGAGAGCATTTTAAGAATAGATTAAAATTAAGACGTGGTAAATTGATATATTTCTTATTTAGTCGGTTTAAGAAAAATCTTGATAGTTTTGATAAGACAAGGGGTATTGCCACAGTTTACAAGTTTAGAAATCACGAGTTTGTAGTGCAAGACGGGTATATGCAAACTTATGTTAATCAAAATAACTAATATGTCCCATATACAAGAAATAGAACTTTTATCAACTAACTCACCCTCACTCGTTGAGGAGAAATAAAATGGAAAAAGAAATCATAAATGGAAACTGTATAGAAAAGATGGAGTATTTACCTAGTGATTTTGCCAATCTAACGCTAACTGATATTCCCTATGCAATGGTAAATAGGGCTAGTAATGGTTTAAGAAATCTTGATAAGGGTAATGCTGATATTCAAACTTTTGATTTACCAGCTTTTCTTGAAAGAGTTTATAGACTAACATCTGGAACAATAATTATATTCTGTGGTGTTAATCAAGTAAGCGAGATTTATAATTACTTTGCCGAGAAACAAGCTAAAAAACTAGGAACTACAAGACAGTTAATATGGCAAAAAAGTAATCCAATGCCAATGAATGGAGAATATATATATCTTTCTGGTATTGAAAATGCTATTTGGTTCAAAAAGAAAGGTGGGACATTCAATGCTCATTGCAAAAATACAGTGTTCAAACACTCAATAGGTTCAAGTAAACTACACCCAACAGAGAAAAATCACGAGCTATTAAAGGAATTGATATTAGATAATTCAAACAAGGGTGATATGGTCTTTGACCCTTGTTGTGGTAGTGGTTCTCATTTATTGGTAGCAAAAGAAAACGGGCGTAATTATTATGGTATTGAACTAGATGAAAACTTTTATAAAATCGCAAATAATAGACTCTCCCCCACCCCCATCGGAGAAGTGGAGGGAGGAAAATAAGATGAAGAATAGAAACTTAGAACATAAAGATAACTGGGCAACACCAAAGGAGTTCTATGATAAATTAGATAAAGAATTTAATTTTGACTTTGACCCTTGCCCACTAAATACTGGAGAAATTACACCAGATAAAGATGGTCTACTTATAAAATGGGGAAAAAGAAATTATATAAATCCACCATATAGTAGAAATTTGAAAGAAGCATTTGTTAAAAGAGCAATTAAAGAATCAGATGGGGGGGCATTATGTGTAATGTTATTACCAGTATCAACATCAACTGTATTATTTCACGATTATATTCAACCAAACGCTAAAGAGATAAGATTTGTAAGAGGTAGAATATCTTTTGAAGGTGTAAATACAAAAGGTGAGATGGTTGGTAAGGGTTCTAAACCAATGCACGATAGTATGATAATAATTTTTAACTAATATGTCCCATATACAAGAAATAGAACTTTTATCAACTAACTCACCCTCACTCGTTGAGGAGAAATAAAAAAAATGAAAATAGAAACAAAAGACAAAATTGATACCTTTATGGGAGTTACGTTAATGGTTACTGGAATTGTAATTTGTATTGGTGTTATTTTTGGAGTGTTCTTTTTAATAAGATTAGGTTTAGTTAATATGTAATCTCCCCCACCCAATCCATCGTAGAAGTGGAGGGAGGAAAATAAGATGAAAAAGAAAACAAAAGTAAAGAAAGGAACAATCAAGGCATATATGTGGAACTCGGCATTTGGTTGTTGTAAACTACTCTCCTTTGATAAAGCCACAGCTGAATTTCTATCTGGCTTTGGGGAGTTGTATGAAGTAGAGATTAGAAGTTTTAAGAAGATTAAATAACTAATATGTCCCATATACAAGAAATAGAAAAATATATTAAGAAACATAAAGAACAAGCTTGCATGATTGCAAACTCACCAGATTATAACGAAATAAATATGGCGAGAAATGTTGAAAATCCAATTGTTAGAGGTTTAGTTTTACAACACATAGACTCAGTTAGAGAACTCTCCTTCCTCCGCTCTAGCCATCTAAAATATCTTACAAATAAGAGAAAGGAACTTGAGGGGGAGATTAAGAAATATGACCCAAACAAGACGATATATCATAGAATGTTTATAGACCCATCAGCAGTAGACGGCTACAACCTCGCCAAGCAAGAAGAGATAGATAAGTTAGATAAAGAAATTAAAGAAATATGAAAAAAGAACCCCATTATACAGAGAACGGTTGGTGTTGTGCTTGTTCCTACGATATTCTTGAGTTAAATCATAGATTAGCCACCCAAAAAGCTGAACTGATTAAACAAATCCAAGACCTGATTACTCACGAAATTGCCATTGCCCACACTAAGGATTCTGGGGGTAAAACTTCACGGCTTACCAGTTTGTTTATGGCGGTAAGCAAACTATAATGATTACCCTAATAAAACTAACAATCTTTCTGGCGGTATTACTTGGAGGGTTCTTGGTGTTGGGGTTAATTGCGGGGATGAACTAGGTTGGTAGTTGCATTGATTTATTAAAATATGATATAATATAAGTAATATGGAAACAACTAAAAAACAAACATTTACATTCAAAGCTACTTTCGGGAAAGGCGATCAAAAAATGGACTTCACATTTTCAGTAACAGCAGAAACCGAAGAAGAAGCCAAAGAAATATTGGCTAATAACCTTACAGAGGTTATTAAATATTTAGATTAAAATAAAATGAAAAAAATCATAACAATCTCAATCGTATCGTTAGTTACCGGAGTATTGATCGTTCTTACTGGTTATTTTGTATATTCAGTCGTGAAAATAAATACCCAAGTTAATACCAATAGCCAAGTTTTGTCTGAAATAGTTAGTTACCTAAACTCCCAAATCGCTCAACAGGAGAAAGTAACCACTAAATAATATGTCCATTGCCATTGTAAAAGCCTATCCTCCAAACATTGCTGATATAAAAAAGACTTTTCCAGTGTTAGAAAATATAAAAGGGGTAGTTTATACTTACGGGTCAATTCTGTTTAACCCTGACGATGGTGGAATAGACAGCGCACTAATGGCCCACGAAACTGTGCATATGATTCAGCAAGGAACGGAGAACGATAAAATCAAGGAGTGGTGGAACAAATATCTAGCCGAGCCAGAATTTAGATTAGATCAAGAGTTACAGGCCTATCAGGTGCAATATAGAACCTATTGTAATAATCACAAAGATCGGAATAGCCAGTATAAGTTTTTAAATAGAATTGCCAGTGATTTGTCCTCGGATCAGTATGGCAACATAATTGCTAAAAGCGAGGCAATAAAAAGAATAAAGAATGGGTAAGAGGATTTCAAAAAAGGAAAAAGGATTTGCTAAAGACTATGTGAAAACAGGTAATGCTACTGAAGCTATTGTCCGTAACTATGATGTTAAGGATAGAAATGTGGCTAGAACTATGGGGGCGGAAAACCTAGCAAAACCTCGCATACAAGCAATTGTCAAGTCTATCGCTGATCAGATACCAGATTCTCTCTTAGTAGAAAAGCATTTAGCACTTTTGAATAAAGAAGAGGTTATTATTAAAAACAATATGACGTCAGGAATAATAGACACCATTGAAACAGGGCAAATAGATTCTCAGTCAGTAGCTAAGGGTTTGGAAATGGCTTATAAATTAAAAGGCTCATTCGCCCCAGAAAAGAAAGAACTTACTGGCGCTAACGGTCAGCCACTATTTATGCCGTCAAACGAAGAACAAGAAAAGATTGATGGGTTAATTTCTAAATTGTAATGGACGAAATCAAAAAGATTTTAAAGTCCGGGGATATGACAAAGACGCGCGCCTTGTTTTCTTTTGACGAAAATGACAGTGTGGAAATTCTCGTAAAGAAGTTTGGTTTATTTGCTAAGTTTTTCTTTCCTTCCTTTTTTAGTTCAGACGATGCCGCCTTTCATAAAGAGATGGATACTTACCACGCCCGAATATATTTGGGTATCATTCCTGACTTCCTAGATATTTGTTTTCGTGGAGCGGCTAAAACTACGCGCTTGAAATTATTTGTTGCTTTCTGTATTGCTAATGATCGGACTCATAAGCGCAAGTATATTAAAGTTTTGACTAGAGATAACAGTAACAGTGTTCAGTTTGTGACGGACATTTATAACTTGTTGATTAAGCCTAGAGTAAAAGCTCTTTACCCTGAAATCTTTGTGAAAGACACCCTGAAGCGAGAGGAAACTATGTCCAGCTTTACTACAAGTTATGGCGCAAAACTCCGGGCTGGAACAGTCGGGACTTCACAACGTGGGGATATTCAAGACGAGAATAGACCTGATTTGGTTATTTTTGATGATATTGAGGATAGACTATCGCTGATGTCGGCCGTGATAACCAATCGGATCTGGCAAAATATGGATGAAGCCATTACTGGACTTGCAAAAGATGGTGGTGTTATCTATTGCTGTAACTATATTTCCGAGCAAGGCAATGTTCATAAACTTGTGGGCCGAGTAAAAAATAAAATGATTGTGTCAATTCTGAAAGAGGATGGCACGCCAGTTTGGAATAGATACACTATGGCCGAGATAAATAATTTACGAGATACAGTGGTGGACTTTGAAGGTGATTATCTTTGTAAGCCAAACGCCGCTAAGGATATTTATTTTGACCGTGCGCAGTTAGATAAAATGACACGCTTGCAACCGATTAAAACTATTGGCGAGTTTAAAATGTTTAAGGAGTATAGGCCAGATCACCGCTATGCTGGGGGCCACGATGTTGCTGGTGGTGTCGGATTAGATAGTTCAACCTCGGTATTTATAGACTTTGATGTCGTGCCAGCCCAAGTGGTAGGCACTTTTGCTAGTAACAGTATCGCCCCAGAATCTTTTGGTGACGAGATGTATGCCCAAGCAAATAGGTTTGGTGGTTGTTTGATTGCCCCAGAGAATAATAAATACGACCAAGCTATCCTAAAAGCCAAAATGCTCGGCGCCAATATCCACAAAACAGGCGGAAAGCAATTAAAGATTGGTTATCAAGAACCCACAACTTACGGTTGGAACACAAATAGCCTTGCAAAGAGCAAAATGCTATCTAGTTTTCGTTTAGCGGTGGAAGATGGACTAATTGAGCTTAATGACGAAAATCTTATCCTAGAGGCTTCTAGCTATACGAGAAATGATTTACTGGATAATCCACCAGACATAAGATTAACCACACGCCATCACGATCTTTTAATGGCGGCTTGTATTGCTTGGCAGATGAAAGATTTTACTAGGCCAAAGCCAAAGAAACCTGATGTCCACTCGTCCTGGGCTAAGGCGAATGAGAGTAAGGTTAATCCAGCGTTATAATGAAAAAAATTAAAGTATTCAGTTTTATGTAAAAGTTATCCACAGGATAATCGTTCACTTGTTGATTTCCTAAAAATATGCTATTATGGCAGTAGTTAATAAATAAATTTATGGCAAAAATAAAAAAAATAACTCCCAAAGTTAAAGGATTAGTAGTTACTCCAAAGAATGTTAAAAAAGTAGTCAAGGCTGTCAAAAAAACTGTTAAGGATGTTATCGCACCACTGGATATTGCCGTCCCAAAAGAAACAGGACAGATTAAACTAACTGTTATTATGAATGGTGAAACCTTTGTCACCGAAACTAATGATATTGCTGGCGCTTTGGTTAAATTAAACCCAAATATGTTTAAAACTAAAGTCATTATTAAGGCCGAATATAATGGCCGGGTGGCCGAGAGGATGCTTTTCATTCTCCAGGCAAAACAAATTTTTAGGAATAGTGTATTGGCAGTCGCTTTTAGCAAAAACTTAAAAACAATTTTAAATGCTTAACAAAGATATATTTGCATACGTCACGGAGCAGATAAATAATTATAATACTTCGTCTATCCCCCTTGAAGATAATTGGGATTGGTCTATGAAGGAACACTTGCGCCGATGTTTCCTCTTGAAAAACTCTAAGTTCTCCAAAGGTGCTAACGATGGTTCACGGCCAAACAATAATATTATTCTTCCGATTCTAAATGTTGCTTATCGCACTGAAGGTTTTGACGTAAAAGATATTGGGCCGTTTGTCAATGATAAAGATAATTATTATAAATCTTTCCTAGTAAAGAAATATCACCCACGCTTTGCTCGCAAGAATGACCTTGATACGTTCATTGATGAAGTAGTGGAAAGTTATGCCGATTATGGTCTGTCTTTTATCAGAGATGTGGATGAGGTGCGCCCAGAATTAGTAAAATTGCAGTCACTAGCGTTTTGTGATCAGACTGATATTCTAAAGGGGCCGTTTGCTATTAGGCACTTGATGACGATAGACGAATTGGTAGACCAAAAAGGTAAATGGGATTCTGACAAGGTAGATATGGCAATCAATATAGCTAAAGCTGAAAAATCAGTTACGGCCACGGGGCTTGTCGCAAAGACTCCAGGGAAATATGTTGAGGTTTACGAAGTCCACGGTGTTTTAGAAACTGAATGGTTAAGGAAAGAAGGCGAGGAATTAGAAGGGACTAAGGCCTATACTAGACAGATTCAAATTATTACCTATTATGTTGGAGAAGATAATAAACGCTACGGCCTATGTTTATATAAGGGTAAGGAAAAGTCTGGAATATTTAAAGCTCTTGTGCGTGATCCTATCTTTGGCCGGGCTTGTGGTCGTTCGGCAATTGAAGAATTATTTGAACCTCAAGTTTGGACAAACTATTCAGAGATTCGCTTGAAAGATATGCTAGATAATGCCTCTATTTCCGTTATTAAGACAACTGATCCAACCTTTAGGACTAAGAATAAGACTAAAGATTTGAAGAACAACGAAGTTTTGGAACTTGAACCAGGCACAGATGCTACTTGGATGAATAACTCGTCAGCTCAAAACTTCCAGTATTTTGCAAATAAAATAACTGCTTGGGAAACTAGCGCCCGAACTATCGGTTCAGCTTCAGAACCGTCCCTAGGAATTACTCCATCATCAGGAACACCATTAGGAACTTCACAGCTTGTTACCGCCCAGGGCCAGGGTATGCACGCATATCGTCAGGGCAAAGTGGCTACGTTTTTTGGAGAAATATACCGTGACTGGATTCTAAAATATATTGTCAATGATATGAATGGTGGTCAGAAATTCTTTGATGAATTGTCCCCAGATGAATTACAGTATGTCGTGGAGAACGTCACCAATAATGCTATAAATCGCAGAATTAAAGCGATGATGATTAACGGCAAACTACCAACCCAGGAAGAAAAAGATTTATTTAAGACAATGGTTGCTAGTGAGTTCAAGAAGTCAGACGGTAAGCATTTTATGGAGGTAGTAAAAGATGAGTTAAAGAATTTGCCAATTGACGTGGAGATCAATGTCACAGGTAAACAGAAGGATTTGGCGGCTAGGGCAGATAAACTTTCAAATATCTTCCGCACCATCTTTGCTAAGCCAGAAGTATTACAGATTCCAGGGATGGGTGATCTGTTCAACGATATTCTTGAGAGTTCAGGTTTCAATCCAATTAGCTTTACTTCATTAACAAAATCGGCATTACCAGTTGAAAAACCAATGGTCGGTGGTGGTATGATACCAGGTATGCCAGTAGATAAAAATTTAGTAACAGCATAATTATAAAATAAAACAATGGATTATTTATCCTCAATTGAAAAAGCAAAAATAGAGAATTTCTATAAAGACGAAGTATTGCGTGAGGCTATTCGTAAGGTTCTTTTGGCAGGGGTTTATTATAACGGGGTTTTGCGAGCCGGGGAAAAAGCTGAACCTCTAAAGAACGCCGCTTTAAGCCGAGCTTATTCTTCTGATCTAACGAACGAAGAACTTGGTGCAGATGTCCGAGCTTTAGCCCAGGGTATTCAAGCAATAGAAATGGCTTTCAAGAAAATGGCCGAAATAAAAGCCGAGCCAATTCTAAGCACGGATAAAGAAGTTAATCCAGCTTTATAAGTTTAATAATAAAATTATGGCAACATCAATAAATAAAACAGAATCTGCACTCGTTAAAACTGGTTTTGGTAAAATTAGAGGAATATTTGTGGCTTCTGTTTCTGGTAGCCCAACCATAAAACTTTGGGATAGTTTAACCGCCGCCAATGAGATTATCATAAACACCTTTATCCCTGTTGCTGGAACTATGTATTACTTCGGAAGTGATGGAATTGACTTTGCCACTGGTTTGTATCTAACTATCGGTGGAACAGTTGATTGCACACTGTTGATAGATTAAATAAAAGGTCGTAAAATTTATAAAAATAATTAAGTAAAATAATGATAAAAAATATCGTAATCGCAGTCTTAGTTGTTGTAATTGTAGTCTTAGGGGTAGGTATGTTTGTTGGTGGCCAGAGTAATCTTGGTGCAGCCGGAACTGAACACTATAACTATGAGTCTTTTTATAGCGGTTTGTTAGGTAATAATGTGACGATCGGAGGAGGTATCTTGACCGTTACTTCTACCACTTCAGCTGTTACACTAACCGCTTCACAATTGGAAAGCGCTAACGTAATTTCTATTGCTGATACGGCTGGTTCTGTCGCTTTAGCTTTGACTTTACCTGCAACTTCCACAATGACGAGTCTTTTAAGGACTGCTGGCGATTCAAGGACTTGGTATGTTCAGAACCTTCATTCAAATGCCGCCACCACCACTACAATCACGGCTGGAACTGGTATTGATTTGCAAGGTATTACTGCCAATGATGATGTTATCAATGGTGCTGTTACTGGAAAACTTACTTGCTACCGACAGGCTTCTACTGATGTTGTTTGTGTAGTGAATGAGTATGTAGTCGCAGATTAGTTTTATATGGGTTATAGCTTATCCCCAAAAAGTTAATTAAAAAGTTCTCACTTTCTGAAAGTGATTAAAAACATATCATTATGGCTAATGAAATAAAAGATGGCGAAGATACATCTAAAAAAGATCTTCAAAATAACGAGGACGTAGAGGACACTGACATCTTGGACGATGAAGATGACACTGAATCCAACGACTCGGATGGCAAAGAGGACAAGAAGGAAGAAAAGCCGACTGAAACTCTTGAAGCCAAACAGGCTAGACTTCAACGACAACTTGACCGAGTAAATAAAAAACTTGGCAAAGATAAAGAAGAAGAAAAGTCTGATAAATCGGATGAATTGGGTTATGGTGAAAAGGCTTTCCTTGTTGCTTCAGGCATAAAGGGAACCGAAGAAATGGACCTTGTAAAACAAATAGCTAAGGAAACTGGCAAATCCCTAGAGTCAGTCATTGAAAGCAAATACTTTCAGGCTGAATTAAAGGAGATGAGGGAATTAAAAACCTCAAAAGACGCCCAACTTAAAACCAATAGGCGTGGTAATGACAGTTCTAAAGATACTGTTGATTATTGGTTAGCTAAGGGAGAACTACCACCGTCTGATCAAAGGGAATTACGACAAAAAGTCGTTAATGCCCGAATGAAAAATGAAGGTTCTGGTTCACCTTTTACAAAGAATCCTATCGCTTAATCTAAAACATTTGGTTTATAAACTTAATCAATCTTAATTTTATAAACTTTATGAGCAACACAATAGTTTACGCCGAGGAGTGGGCAGTGAAACTCCAAGAAAGACTCGGTGAGAATAACAAGTGGAAAGAAATTTGTAAGGTAGAATATACCGATTCAAAGGTTCTCCACAATCCTTATTCCACTGACGCTGGTGTCCAAACCGGAACTCGTGGTTCTGCCTATACTCATCAGGCCATCACTTTGACCGATGAAACTGTAGATATCACCACTTTCAAGATCTTGCCACAGTTAATTGACCGTGCTGATCTTGCACAGCAAACCTTCGTCAAGCAGATGGAGCTTGCAGATTCACAAGGTGTCCTTTTAAACGAGGCCATTGAAACTGCGATGTATGCTGATCACGCTGAATTTACCAACTTTGATAATGCTTCTATTGGAGGCAGTGCCGGAAATATTACCGTTGATGTCACAAACATTGATGATATTATCCGTGGTATGAAGCGAGAGATCCGAGAGGCTAATGGTGAATCTTTAATGGAGAGAAATGGTGCTTTCATTGTTTGGCGTCCAGCCGACTTTGAGAAACTTGAGGCCTATGCTCAAGCTCAAGGTTTCGTGACTGCTGACGGTGCATTGAAAGATGGAACCTCACAAGGATTCCGTTATATGGGAGTAGAACACTACTCCTCAAATAAGATGACCGCTGGTCACTTGTTTGGTGGTGTGAAGAAACTTCTTCACTTGGGTATCTGTAAATCAACTTACGGTCAGATCGTGATTGACTCTGAACCTGCTACTGCTGATGGTGCAGTGTCTGGTATTGCAGTCGTATCTCGTGTGGACTTCAAATTTAAGGCTTGGGCAAAGGTTGTCCCAGTATTGTTTGACATTTTGGTCGCCTAGTTTGTTTTTCTCCTCTGCCCTTTAGTCGTGTTTAGGGCAGGGATAGGGAAATAAATTTAATAACTAATAAATAAAAATATGAGCCTAGAATTTAATGATATAGTCACAAAAAAGGGAATAATCCAAATAATTGAAAAGAATTGTGGTTATAATCCTGGTGACATTTCCGGTAACTCCACACTATTAGCGGACTTCACGGCCGATGTAAATCTAGCTATGGATTATGTGCTAGCGCTTGTATTCCGTTGTGGTGGCACTTGGAAGATGGATGATTCAAACCACACGAAAGACCCGGTTATTTATACAGATATTAAACAAGGCCAAAGGGATTATCGTTTCACCACTGACCAACAGAATAATGTTATTTTGGGTATTTCAAAAGTATTTGCTAAGGATTCCGCCACTGGACCATACCGAGAACTTAGACCGGTAGATGTAGAGACGGAAAGCAATACCATAGAGTTTACAAATGAAACAGGAGCGGAGGGATTCCCAGAAAGATACGATAAAATGGGCGAAGCTATATACCTAGATTATCTTCCACCGGCCGATGTGGCAGATGGTATAAAGTTATATATTAGTAGGGAGTCTTCTTATTTCAGCGCTTCGGATACTATCAAAATGCCTGGATTTGCAGGTCTGTTCCACGAATTTTTAGCATTAAGACCATCATTCCAATTTGCTTATAGAAATTCGTTAGCTAATGTAAATAGATTAGAAAATGAAATGCTCAAGATAGAAAAGGCAATTATTGCCCACTATACTAGGCGTGATAAAGACGATCGGCCAGCTTTATCATCGAGAACAATTTGTGCCGAGTAGTTTAATAATTTAATAATAAAAACAATAACGTGGCAACTTACAATAAATTTCAACCTTTCGTAGCGAACTTAGCAAACAAGAAGCATGATCTTGCTTCTGACCAGTTAGTAGTCGCTCTTACAAATACTATTCCAACGGCCGAAATGGTAGCTTTATCAGAACTAACCCAGATTTCTTACACTAATCTTTCCAGTAGGAATATTACCTTAATTTCTTCAACTCAAACTGGAGGAACTTATAGCTTAAAGTTAGCGGACTTGACCTTAACTGCATCTGGTGCCGTTGGTCCCTTCCAGTATGTAGTTATCTATAATTCCGCCGCAACAAACTTTGAACTAATCGGCTGGTATGATTACGGTTCTGCCGTCACCCTAGCTTCAGGCGATGCTTTCATCGTGGACTTTGACGGAACAAATGGTTTGTTACAGTTGGCTTAATATAAAAAACGATGTCTTTCTTTAATCAAATAAAATCTGATAATAAGACAACAAAGAACTTTACTTATTCTAAGGGTAAAGTCTCTTTGAATTTTGCTCTTAGAATTGACGTAAAAAACGAATTAAAAGACTTTTTGGAACTATTAAAGGTTGCCCAAAAAGAAGTAGAAGAGGAATTAAAATAATGGCAACTGTAAAAGTGTTAGTTGTTGGAGGGGGTGGAGGTGGCTCTATCTCTGGTCCTACAAATGGTTATACTGGCGGTGGAGGTGGTGGTGGTGGGCAAGTCCAGTATAATTCGTCTTTTGCTGTAAGTTTAACTGGATATTCTGTTGTTGTCGGCTCGGCCGTTAGTAATGGAGTAAATGGTAATAGTTCGAGTTTTTCTACTATCACCGCTGTTGGTGGACTAAAGGGAATAACTCCAACTGCTTCCGTAACGGCTGCTGGAGGCAATTCGGGTTCTGGCCACACAGGAGGAACTGGTGGTAGTGATGGCGCAGGAGCAAATGGTGGTGGTGGTGGTGCCGGTGATTCTGCTAACGGTTCAAACGGATTTAGTTCTGGCGGTGGCGGGTGCGGTGGAAATGGTGGT